GAGTTAAGCGACAACTGAATAGGGGATTGGTCAAATGGTATGATAGGGGTCTCCAAAACCTTTGGTGGGAGTTCGATTCTCTCATCCCCTGTAAAACCAGTAATCGTTATGGTTGCTGGTTTTTTTGTTTTTCCCAGTAAATACAAGGGTTTCACAGATTCTAGCATATTAGAATAATTCTTATAAGTTAGAGGAATTATACGATATTGGAAAACTATGCAACACGAAATGCAACACGAAAATAGAAGAAGATGATACAATATTAATGCCCCAGAGTCAAATACTCCGGGGCATCTTTTTTACTCAATCCAAGCCTGGAACTTGTCAATGAATCTGTATTTGTCTCCTGCGTATCCGTCCATGCCACTTGCTTTCAGTGTGTCAACCTGATCTGCATAGAAGTTCTTGTTGTTCTGTACAGAAACTCTGTAGTGAACCATCTTGTACTTATATCCATCCGGTGTGATGTAATACAACTCAATAGCAAGAATCTCTGAACCATCTCCGAGGATTCCATTTACCTTGTCATTCAGATCATAGCTGTTGCCGAATGTAAGGTACGGAAGCCAACCATTCTTTCTTGTGTATACTCTACAGCGGATGCTTCCTCTGCTTACCTTGATAGCAAGCCACTTAATCGGAACATCATCACCTTTACCGGCCCAATCCGCTTTGTTGGTTACTGGATCCCACCACTTAGTTGTATAAGCCTGATATGTAATATCGACCTGTCCTAAATCTTTCTTTGTAGCCGGTGCCGGCTTAACAGAAGGTGTAACAGGCTGAACACTTCCACCGAATTCCATATAGCAATGGTTTACATCTACTCTTCCACTGACTCCATCTACCTGTCCATCAGAAGAATACTGCCAAATAGCATACTGACCATTGTATGTATCTTCTGGAAGATTCTTGTATCTTGCCATCCATTCGATGTATTTACCACGAACACTGCCAAGGTAGTTGTTGAACCAACTCAATGAAGCGTAGATTCCCGGAGTATATCCATTCGCTTTTAGTCCTTCACAGACGATTTCACAACATCTAGGAGCATAGTTCTGTGTGCCTGGTTCTTCCACATCAAGGAAGATAGGCAACTGGAATGTATGACCTTTGATTAATCTCAAGATATGGTCAAGTTCGCTCTGCGCCTGTCTGTCACAAGTCGCATAGCTGTACAGATAGACTCCCACCGGAATTCCAAGTCTTTCGCACTCAGCAAGGTTACGAATCCACTGTTTATCATCCTGTGATGCGATATCATCTCCATATCCACAGCGGAGGATTGCACCGGCACAACCTGACGCTTTGACTCTTTCCCAGTTAATGACCCCGTTATGATAGCTGACATCAATAATAAGTTTACTCATACCAGCCACCTTCTTTCAGCTCTGCTTTCTTCTGCTCGATCTCCGCTGCGTGTTCCTCTGCAAATTTCTGCATTGTTTCCAACGACGTTCCTTCGTTGTCTGAGATTTCCTTTGCGGATAACCCGTAAGCGAAACTCTTAATAATTTCTTTTACTGTCTGCTCTGTCATAATTACTCTTCCTTTCCACTCTGTTTGATTAACTGGTTGACATAGTTACTTAATCCAGCCACTAAAATTCCTTGTACGATTGCGGTAAACATTGCCATTGCGATATCCTGTCCAGTTCCAAGAGTACAAGTTGCAATCACGTAGATACCGCAGATCACGATTCCAGCAATTCCTAAGATGCTAGGAATATACTTGTCTGCGATAGTCTCACTCTGTTTGATAGCCATACCGATAAAGTACAGTACAATAGCCACTACGATGAGTTCCGGCTTTACATAATTGATAATCTGTTCCATGTTCTTTCTCCTTATCCTAATCCAATCTGCGTTGCTACCAATCCAATCACAAGTCCGAGAGCCGCTGTGAGAACATATTTGACCACTGTTCTCCACATTTCTCCATCTCTGCCCTCTAAGGCTTCTAGTCTCTCTCCTTGTTTCGCCTGTTCGTTTGCCATACTTTCCATATTATTCGCAAGCTTCTCAACAGATACCGTAAGTGCTGTGTTCTGTTTTACAGATTCCTCTAACAGCTCAATCCGTCTATTCTGTCTATGCTGCTCGTCCTCGATACGTTTGGCAAATTCTGTATGTTCTTCTCGTCCTACATATTCCATCACCATTCTCCTTCAACAACTTATAGTTCTGACTTAATGTTAATACAGCTAATTATGATATTTATGCAATCTTAAGATAATTGTACTGGATTTTTAGCGGATGATTGTACCCATATTGAAGTCATAGATGAAATAGCAAGAGTTTGGTTTTGAAATTCGCAATACCACTTAAAATTGAAAACAGTAAATATATTAACAGTAATGGGAGTATTATAAGTTACGAACCATATTGTATAATTCATGCTCCAGTGAAAATTGGACAAAAAACTACGTTTGCAAATGTGAGTGATAATGTCGATACAAGACACGAATTATGGAGTACATCAACAAACAAGCTGCTGTCATTTTCGGTTGCCAATGGCAACGGAACATATAGCGTAGATGTTCCATCAAGTGAATCAAGTTGTTATGTAAAATTAACAGTGCTTAAAATCGGTGGATTGCCTAGACAACTACAATAGTCATTAAATAGCAATAAATTTAAGCAGATACCAGTCAATATAACAATTGAAAACAATAAATTATCTGCACAATTTTCTATCGATAATACAGAATTCGGTATTATTTGTTTGACATTTGCAGTATCAAGTTCTGTTTATGCATGTGTTTTAATTGGATATGGAAGTACGTATTCCGCAAATTTAATTTCTGCTAATGCTAGTAACGCATCGAATTTCAAATATATTGTGTCTGAGAAAGTACTAACATGCGATGTTACAATACAGCAAAAAGATGTACACGATATAAATGCGTTTCTAATAAAATAGCAATAAAATATGCTCAAAACAGATTTATTCTTCAGGCATTTATAAAGATTGCAATGATCTCCCTGTTGGAGAATCTGCTATAGCGTTTCGTACAGCTTTGCATAAACCAAAAAACGACGATTCAATATGGTTTATTTTCTGTATTGGTTCACTTTCGGATGACATTAAGTATCAAGTGGCGATTCAGTATTTATACACTTTGGTTGTAAAAACTAGAATATGGAATTCAACGGATGAAGTGTGGAATGATTGGAAATAAAATAGCAATAGTGCAATGAGCGAATATAAAAATTTGCCAATAGTGATGACGTCCATAAACGATACTCCTTACGGTTTTTCCTATGTAGGCGTAAATGCAAAAGACACTCCAGGAGGTACTGGTGGTTTTTGCATTATGGCAAGTGATGGAAAAACTAGTAGATTATGCGTATTTTTCGAAAGACGAGTATCGAATAGCAAAAAATGTTCTGTGTGGTTTCGAACAACTGACGGTGCTGGCAAGTGGTGTTCTTGGACAGCTCTTCAGTAAAATAGCAAGACAATAAAAAATACTGTTGGCGAATTCTTCTCTGAGAATACTAATATAAACAACGTAAATTTTATTGCTAACTACGGTGTTATGACAGTTAATATAGTTACAAATATTATTGATATTAAAGAAGATATGATATTATGTACAATTACGGAAAGATACAAACCAGCATCAGATATATATACCATTGGGTATATTTATGATCCGAAAGCTTTTGTTCAGCTCGTTGTAGACACGCATGGAAATATAAAAGTGTTCGGAAAACATACAGTTAAAGGCAAATTACGCATTTTTTTGACGTATGTTTTAAGGTAAATGTTTTCATAAAAATAGCAACACGATACTACAATCAAATGGTCTGCGATATTATTCTGGTTTTGTTGATAGTGAAGAAAAAACTGTACGGTTAACATTTAGTGGTCACTTTGCTGGAATACTTATCGTAGATCAAAATAGATATACAAACATATATGCCGTAGGTGCTAGTTCTGGAATCAAACAAATAAGTATTGGAAATGCAGATTCTCCTCAACCATCAAAAAGTGGTAATACGATAAGTATGCCTATGCGTGCATGGTCATCGTTCATTCTCATAACTAATGATGGTAGTGTTACCGAGTTATAAAATAGCAATCTTGGAAAGAAGAATACCATTGACGTTGGTGAAGTGTATTTGAATGAAAACGGTTATTGTCTCCTTACGGATAGATTTCCAGAACTATCAAATGCGAATCTTATAACCATTGCTTACTACGAGACAATTGAACCAACGGCAGCCATATCAGTATATTGCTCATCTTATAATGCCTATATATTTGGCTCAAAAAACACGCATATAACTGGGTTAAAAATAATTTATTGGAAATGATAAAATAGCAACCGCTTTAAAATTAGAAGCTACATTATAGATAATACAACTGCATTTAAAATTACAAAAGTCGTAAAATGGAAAAATTCAAATGACCATATGGTAGCTTTACTACTTGCCGATGTTAATCGTTATGCCGACATATACATAATTGGAAGGTTATCAGGAGTAAATATACTGTCAAAAACATCTAATGTTGATACACCACAAATTGATAGTTCTTCAAGTACATTAACAGTTACACTTGGAGCCTGGAGTTCAGCACTTCTGATTTGTTTTGAATCCGTAACGATAAGTTAAATAGCAATCGTCTTTCGGCTATACGAATAGGTGCGAACTCAGAGACAACAATTCCGCTTCAGCCTTATTGCTCTGCACTCGTACTTGGAACAGCAGCAAGCCATATAAATGGATTTTACCTTATATCAAGAAAATCGGACACTGTATCCATAACCCCATTAATTGACGGATTAAAAAACACTGATTTTCAAGTGACTGTTGTAGACAGTGCGTTGATAGCTATAAAAACTCAATCAGCAACCGATATGAGAGTTATTTATATAAAATAGCAATAAGTTATTAAACGGAAATGTAAATTCTTATTCAACCAATTATAATACATCTAATCGCACAACCATTGAAATTAATTTAGGCGATAGATCCAACTCTGTACAAGCTCTTTTAATGGACAAAAAACGAATGATTTATATTAGTGTGTACACAGAGGACGGAAAAAACATTACAGAAATAAAAATAAGCACAATTTATGGTGAAGAAGTAACACCATCAGTTAACAACACTGTAATTTCAGTAAGAATCGGTTCGTGGGTTACTGGTACTGCATTAATATCATATTCTATAAACAAGCCAGCCTTTTCTATAAAATAGCAAAACTTTTGGTAGTATAAAAGTAATTGGTGGAATTGATGTAAAAGGTATAGAAATAACGGTGAAGTCAAAAGCCACTTTTTATGGAGTTATTATACTCTCAATCAATCAAGACTTACAACTATATAACATACCCGTATCACAAACGACAAACACCACGGTCGGTCAAGTCAAAATTGAAATAAATGATTTTACAATGCGAATTACATTCCAATCTAAATACACGCATTACGCTTGCATACTGGGTGGTTCAATAGCGAAAGGAACGATTAAAGAAATTAAGGAATAAAATAGCAATAAATTACAATATGTTGTTATTGATTTAGGCACTATCAGTCTAGATGAATCGGGATATTATCGCATCAATGATAATGAAAAATATCCGATCTATACAAAAATAGTAGAAATCTCTTATTATTCATTAATAACACCAATTTCAGCTATAAATATATATCGTGGTGAAAACGGTGGTGCTTATGTTTTCGGGTCTCCTAATACAGAAATACAAGGTTTACAAATTCGGTGTTGGTATTGACAATAAAATAGCAATGAACAAAATGCTGCTATGTTAGTTGAAAACACTTCTAATCTTTGTGAATATATGCTTTCAAACTGTAGAAGAACTGGCATATGTTTTTATGCGATACCAAGCACAGTAAAAGTAGAAAATGGTTCTCCTGACGGAAATGGTGGTTTTGGAATTGCATGCAAAAGTACATCTGAAGATTATGGTATGCTTATTGTTTTTTCATATGGTAAAGCTGTGTATATGAAAATTAAATCAATAACATGGGATAATTGGAAGAAAGTAAAATTTATCGAATGATTATTCTATATAAAATAGTTTCTAATATGTTTCGTCTTTTGTATTTTTCAAACATACACTCCCTATTTCATGAACCGAAATAAAGCATTTAATTTCACCTCTTTTTGAGTCATAATTGGCTTAGAAAGGGGTGTTTTTTATGGAAAAAGACATTAACATGATAATCAAAAATGTTGTAAACATGATGCAAGAGGAACTGACCGAGGAACAGATGCACAAATTGGAGAATGTGTTGTATATCTCGTTCCACGGAGTCAAACTTCAAGAGGAATGTACCTCATTGGTAACAAGTCAATCTCACTGGGATAAGATTCTCAAATTGTTCATTGCAAGTAAACGCTTGGAGAACTGCTCACAAGGTACGATTGACCGCTATGTGGACTGTGTAACCAAGCTAGTCAACTATCTCAACAAGAGATTTGAGGACATAACCACAAACGATATCCGCTACTACCTTGCCATGTATCAAGAGACAAGGAAAGTGTCTATCTCGTACATGGACACACTTAGAAGATACTTTTCATCATTCTTTGGATGGCTCTCTGACGAGGGATTCATAAGCAAAAATCCAATGAGACGCATCAAGCACATGAAAGTGCCACAGCGCATCAAAAAGCCGTTTACCTCCGCAGAGAGGGAGCATCTACGTTGCAATGCTAAGAGTCAGAGAGATGTGGCAATTATGGAGTTCCTGTACTCCACAGCAGCACGTATCGGTGAAGTTGTAGCACTCAACCGCAGTGATATTGATTGGGGAAACAAGGAAGTAATCATTTACGGAGAAAAGGGAAAGAAAGAGAGGAAAGTGTATCTGACGGATGAATGCGCATATCATCTCAAGAAGTACCTTATGTCAAGGGATGATATGAACCCGGCGTTGTTTGTATCGAACCGAAAGCCACACAACCGGATGGGAAAGGAAGCTATATGGTCAATGCTGTCGAAACTTGGTAAAAAAACAGATATTCATGCGCATCCGCATAAGTTCCGAAGAACCCTACTCACGGATGCTGGAAGTAGAGGAATACCGCTACAAGAGATTCAGGCTTATGCCGGACACCAAAAGCCGGATACAACCATGATGTACGTCACTGTAAGTGAATCTAATGTAAAAGCATCTTTCAGACGATATATAGCGTAAGCTGACTTGATTCAATATTGATTTTTTAAAGCCATTTCTCG